TTTGAGGAAAGCATATTCCCGAAAGTGTCGCCGATAAAGATTTCCTCCATCGGCTGCGCGGTGATTTGGAGCGTTTCGGCTTCAATCACGGCAAAGGAAACCTCGAAACCTTCTGTTGAAATAATCGGCGGTAGAATGAACTCGACTAAATCACCTGCGCCTTCATTACTAAACGTTCTCAAATCGTCGTAGAGCGTCACGCCGTAAAGCGCGGTTTTCGGTGTTGATTTGATTGATAAGCCTTGAAGCGTAAAAGAAACCGTTTCGGCGTACTCCACCGCCTGATTATTCGTCGCCGCTTTGAGGTTTATCGTCGTGTTAATTTCGACGGTTTCAAATCTGCGCCATTTTAAGGCTGACGTAGCGACTACTGCTATTTCATCCGTCCCGTGACCGCTCATCTCGGTTTCGGTATCAAAACGCCCGCGCAGGAAATCCGAGACAGTCCACGCCGAACGATAGGGCGTATCGGCGGGCAAAGTTTCAGCCGACGCGGTTAAGAATTGACACCATTCATTGCCGATTCTGACCAGATTTAGCGCAGGATTATTTCTCGCTTCGGACTCATTGACGTTTTCGAGCGAGACGTCATCATAAAAATAAATTAAAACTTCGTTCGTCGTGTCGGTATCGCCGACCGGAGACCAGTCGCCCAAAATATCCTGACAAACACCAATCGGCGAGGCTTGTTCGACCGCCGAAATCGGCTCAAAGTTTTCGTCGCCAGTATCGCGATAGATGGTCGCTCCGTCCCAACGCCCGACGCCCCGACCGGAAACCGCCATATAGACGCCGAGCTCGCCCCTATGCTCGCGTAAGATTGGAATACTTTCGATAATTACTAAAATCGAATTTCTCGGATACTTCGGCAGGGATTCCAATTGAGACCGCATCGAGTGCGCCTGCCGGCGCGTCCCTCTCACGCCGTCTTGATTGTAAATATGGTTACTATGCGGCACGCACTCAAACTGAACGCGACCAGGTAAAGCCATCGACTTTTTAGTAATTTTAACTAAAACCGTGCGGGTCGAGAGTTCGATTTCGCCCTTATCGCCCGGCGTTAATTTGCCCCATTTCGGCAGCACGGAAACGGTGTAGGGCTTTGACTCTAAGTGTATCTTCGCAACTTGAGTATTCGATACTCTTTTCATCTCGTCGGGCGTCGAAACAAACGGAAAACTCATCTCGACAGGCTCATTGGCGACGGTCGAGGCGAATAATTGCTCAGATTGCGGATTTGCATGGTAATCCTGATTTTTGTCCATCGCCGAAACGATGATTTCGCCCGGTAAAGACTTTTCATCTCCTAAAGGATGCTCGGCTTCGTAGGCTGGCATTTCCTCGCCGAAATCGTGCGCTTTGAGGTCTTCGGTCGGAATGGTGAAGCTTGAAGAACCGGTTTCCGGCACGGCACGAATCACACCGTCCACCTCGACCATTTGGAAGTTAAACCAAGTCTGTAGTTTTTTGATAAGTTCGGCGGCGGGAGTAAATTGATAGACCAGCATCCCGTCTACTTCGATGACCGATAAATCCGCCAGCGCGTCCAAATCCAAATCGGCAGTATCGACAATGACGAGGCTATATAAATCTTCCGTAATTTGAGCAACTTGGTTTCGCCCCGCATTGAGTTCTGCGGTAAAATTCGGCATCCGACCGTTTTTGAGCGTGAGATTTTCCAGCACGACGTAAGAAAAACCGCGATGTGCCGAGACGTAATCCGCTCCGTTTTCTCCGAATCGCTCTATCGCCCACGCGACGATTGCCGGATCACGCCCTTGAGTCTCCGTTCCCGTGTAAAATCTCATCTGGAAAGTTGGAATCGGCGTGCTGACCACCGCTTGCCCGTCCGCGTCGTAAACTACTTTCTGGTTATAGAACGCTGTCGGGTTGTCCAAATCCGTCGGATAGGCGATATTCGGGTCGATTACGCCTGTAGCTTGCGGATAGTCGGTGACGTGCGGCGCGTACCAGTCTTGAAAAACCGTTAAATAATCAATGTCGGGGCAAGCGCCTGATGGATTGTCGATAACTAAAGAAACCGCAAAATCTTCAACGAACGAGCCGCGATAGTTATACGTCAGAACTGACCATTCACCCGCCGTATCGACAAAAGTTCTGGTGACGGGAGTTCCGCCGTTGATGGTTAGCCGGGCATTTTTATTTCCCGTCGCTTTGTAATAAATCGTAATTCTCGAAAGCGGCATTAAATCCGGCGGCGTGTCATTCGGGTCGTCGGCTTCCGCGCCGATGAAATCGAATGTGACCGCCCCGCCCGAGCCGATTCCGGTGACATACTCGCCGCCGTGCGCGCCTGAATCGGTGACGACGTTCGCCCCACCAGATAAGCCAGCATCTTCCGCCTCAAAAACCTGTTCAATCGGCGTCGTGCCTTCGAGAAACAAGGTTTCCGTATCCGCCATGATGCGAATGAAATTATTTATCGGATAGCCGTCCGTGCAGTCGGTACAGAGCAGGGCGACCGAGGTTTGATAGATGTGTTCAATGACAGTTCCGCCCGAACCGGGAGAGGTACCACCCTTGCCGCCCGAACCGCCTGCTGTTTGTCTCGTATATTCACGAATACCGGATGACCAGATAACGTTGCAGGGGATTCTCGTTGTACCTCTTGCCCACGCGATAAATTGACCTTGGTCGGAAGTCGAGATTTGTAAATCAGGGAATTGGTTTTTGTGCTGGTCGGGCTGGCGAACCTTCCGCGCGAACAAAAGCGGGAGCAAACTTCCCGCGACCGACACGCCCACCATGATTGCCATACTTGCCATTAAATTAAACCTCGCACCCGAAAGCCTTTGACAAACCAGTCTCGATACGTCCTCTGCGGCTGCTCGACAACTTTTTGCACGTATCCATTATTCAAAGCGTGAATCATCGAATCATTTTCACTTACTACCGCGACGTGGCGAGGCTTGAGACCGCCCGGAATTCTCATTAAAATAAAATCTCCGATTCCGATTGAATCCAAAGATATTTCGTCCGCGTTTTGTGAAAGAAGATTTTCCAGCACGGACGCGCTCGGGACGCGCTTGTAAGTTTTCAAATCAACTATTTTCGGATAATCAATCATTTGCCCGACGAGAACGAGCAAGCCGACGCAATCCACGCCCCGCGCCGTTCTGCCTTGATGCACAAACGGAGTTCCAAGAAGCGAACGCGCCGCATCGACTATTTCTTGTCTGGTGACTGAAAAGCTATCCATTAATCTTAAACGGCTGACCTTTTTTCGCGGTGTGGTCTGTGGTATCCGCTTTGTCTATCTCCGCTTGAATCTCACATTCACCGACAAATTGCGGAGACCATCTGATAAAAAGTCTTGCTTTCTCGCCTGCGCTGTGGTGAACGCTGTATTCGGAAACCTTACCCGTAATATCTTCGCCATCGGGAGCAATTATTTTCACGTCGCCGATTTCGTTTCCGTCATCAATGATTTTGTATTTATTACTCATAGTTTTACGCCCTTGCCGGATATTGATTCAGCTTTTCCTGACTCTGAATCCAGTCGAAAGCCTGCCGGTTAATTCCCTGTCCTAAATAAACGCATCTTTCCAAAGTTTTATCGTCGCCGATAAGCATACTGACCGTATCACCAGCACTTAATGAAAACGGGAAAGGTCGTTTTAAAATCACATGAATATAATCCGTATCAACACCTGTTCCCTTTTTTGTTTCTCTGGAAAGTCCCGCATTTGTCCCGTCTAAAGCCGTCATTTTCCCGTTATGATAAAAATCGTCGGGAACGTTTTCGGAAAGGTCGCGCACTAAAACGATGTGGTAGGCGTCCACGATAGAGTCGATAGTCAGGGTTTTGGTAATCGTAAAATCGTCGGATGTTCTGCCCTCAAGATTGAGCGCGCAGGTTTTCGTGCCGACCTCTGCAATTCGGCATAATCTTTGAGTGACATTTCCAAACTGGTTTTGGAGCAGCGCGTTTTTGCCTTCCGTTTCGACTTTGAAAAACGTCCCGAAGTTGTGGATTTCGCCGAAGATATGGGAAGCGATAACAAGTTCACCCATCTCCAACGCGTTCCAATTCATCAGCCATAATTCGATTGAGGCGTAATTCCATTTACCCGCCTCGATGTCCGGTTCAGTAATGCCGTCAACGTCAAATTGGAGCACGTTTTCCATATTCGCCGATTCAGTTCCGAGCATCATTTCAACCACTGAAGGAGTTAAGCCCGGCGCTGAACGGAACACCAAATCATCGTGCGCGGATAAGGTTACGTCTCGCGTGTTGTTCGTAAATCCGATGCTTTCGCTGCCCCAGTACGGCACGCTCGTAATCTTTCCAAAAAGCGCAAGCGTGGTCGAGCTTTCCGCCATGTGGTCGAGCAGAGAAGATGAGTTGTAGACTCCTGAATAATTACGAATTTCGTGTGCCATTTTGTGTTAAAATACGTTTATGACCAGTCACTTTACTTTGCATACCGAGTCAAAACTTGTTCACGTAAAAGTTACTAAATCACCGTCAGGCGAATCTTTGCATTATTACGAATATGAATTAACGTTTCCGGCTGACGAATCGGAAACACAAACCATATTTGAAAGGTTTAGTGAATACGCACCCAAAGTTGGATTACTGGCAACGAGCGTCGAATTTAAAGACGATGTTTGTATTGTTAATCTAGTTTCGGACGGCGAGCATAAATCAACTGAGCCGCTATACTGGCTATTGCCGCCTGATTTATATGATTTGCCTGTTACCTTGTAATCCATAATTTACGAATACCCGATTACCGTTTCGTTTCTAATCTCAATCATCGGAACGGAAGCAATCTCGAAATGCGAGACTTCCGCGCCTGCCGAGACGTAAAACATTAATGTCTCAATTGGCAGTTCGTCCGTGTCGAATCTGACCGGAACATAAAATTCGCATTTGACTTCAATAACAGCCAGCGCCGCCGGTGCGGATAAAAACGTAACAATTCCCGTCGAATAATTGACCGTATAGTGAGTTGTTTCGGTTTTTAAAACGCCGCCGACTTTGACAAAAACCGTTCCGACTTTCGGAAATTTAATATCTCTTTTGACATATTGAGATAAGGCGTCGGCATAGATTTTAAAAATCTGCCATTGAGTCTGCGAGCCGTCCGCCGCATCAACGCCAGTTAAGATTTGATAATCAAAGTTATAGTCGGCGTAATCCTTAACCAAAAAACCCGTCCAGCGCCCCTTTACGGTATGAAAAAAGGCTTCCAAAACCGCGATGTCCGGTTTGGTTTTGACCGCGAAAGCCGCGTTATAAACCCTCAGTGGGTCTTGCCAGTCGGCGTTTCGCGCCTCGTTGGCGTTTCCGCCCACCGTAATGGTCGTGTGGTAGCGCGGCGCGTGACCGAAGCCGGAAACCTCTAAAGGGAAAATCTTATAATGCAGTGCCATAATTACCCGTTCTGTAGACCTCGTTTTCTCATCGCGTTGACCATTTGCGTTTCTATTTGTCGTCTCGACTGGTTGAATGTATTAACGTCTTTTACCCCGTTGATATTCATTTGAAAGTGATAGGTATTATTGGTTGAGCGGTTAAGTTTTAAAATTTCTTGAATCATAAAAACGAAAAATGCCTATAAAGAACCGTTTCCGATTCGATATAGACATCACAAAGGGACATCAAAAATTGTTAGGTGAATTATATCAGAGTTTTGATTTTATTCAATAAATTATTGCGCCCAAATGTAAACCTTATAAACGCCCGCACCTTTGGCTGATATTTTTAATTTTGTCGGCGGTTGGTCTATAAGGAAAGATACGTTTAAAAAATTATCAGTTGCGCCTTGTATAAAAATCTCTTGAGTTTCTTCAGCCGCCGAAATATTTAGAACCGATTCCGAAACATTATCGTCAACAACTCCAACGCGAATTTGTTTATATTTGCTTGAATCAAAAATTGCAAGTTCCGTCCAGCCATCGCCTTTGATTTCTTTCGTAGTTTTGAAAACCAAAGGCGAACCGAGCGCAAACTGAACCAAAAACAAAAACGCCAAAAATAAACCGATACACTTTTTCATAATGTCGGCATTTTAGCGCAAAAAGGCTAGTAAGGAAAATTA